GTCACCCACATACTTTTCAAGTTTATTAGGATCTTCGTCGGCAAATCCCTTATCGACTGCCATCTTGATCTTTTCCCAGCTGATGCACTTCTTAGGATAAGGACCTGCAATGATATCGTATTGGTCATCATCTGGATTGGCGCTCTGCAATGCCATCAGTGCAATCACATCATTGGCATTGAAACCAATGTCAGAGTCAATAAACATCAGGTGAGTATCACCTGAGCGCATGAACTCATCAGCGCAATAGTTACGTGCACGAGTAATTAGTGACTCATTGAACAGGAAGTAAAACCTTACCTGAATCCCATAATGTGTGCATAGGGCCGAGAGATCGGCAATTGACCTGGCAAACATGCCGGCGCACTGACCACCATACATTGGTGCAGCGACAAAAAGCTTACGTTCACGCAGCTTTTCAATTGGTACATTAATTTCAATTCCCATAATTAATCCTTATTTTCAGTATCATGAACGTGGAGTTGCATAATTGCATAGTGGATGACCTTGAGTAGGTCCTTCCGCCACTCGGCGGGATCACCCTTACGACCATATCGTTGGGTGTATTTCATCATATTCCCAATATTGAAACCAGTTCCATGACCGGCATCAATGATGAATTCTGTAGCTTGATATTTGTTTTGGGAATAATGCTCTTCGTATGTAGCATCGATGTAAGACTGAATCTCTTTCAGAGTTTCGCCTTCGTTATATTTATAATCGATATTATTCATTATGCAAAAAAATCCTCAATAGTTACTGGTTTATTTTCAGACAAGCCGCTCCACTTACGACCTTGCCAGTATGGATAAGCTGCACGAGAGAGGTGTACAGACTTTGGCTTTTCCATACAGTCAAAATCAAGTTCGCCCTTGTCATTCTTTAGATAGTCAGTCCACTCAATGAACTTGACATGACTTGTAGAACACAACTTCTTCATCTCATCCTTGAAGATAAGACGAGTGTCTTCACGCTGTTGCCATGAACCAAAGAATGGTGTGCCTTTGTAGTATCCAGTCTTTGGAAGTGCACGTGACTCATTCTCGATAGGAAGTAGTTCATATGCAGATACTTCTAGAAGATCCAATTTAGACAATTGGTCATGATATCTATTAGCAAGATACCGTGTTGTACTTTCAGGATTGCTTCGGCGGTTCAAGTGATGCCGATTATCAATGTTGCCAAAGTAGAATTCGGCAATCTTATGATATGGTTGGATATAAGATTGCAGTCCTTCATTCAAGGCACCATGAAGAGTCTTGAAAGGAACTGAGTTGACAAACCATCCTGGCCGGTACATGCAGATAGCATGGCTGTCACCTGTGACAACACGATTGGTCGTCTCGATCTCACGAACAGTGATTGCAGTGTCCTCGAGCTTCTTTAGATTATCCCAATCGACCTTGTACCAGTCAGGATGGATCTCACCCTTCATACGCGGTTCAAGCATCTCAGAGTATTTAGGGTGATCGATCCACAGCGAGTAGACAGGACCTTTGATCTTCGAGTACCGGATCAGGTTATCGATACCACCATAGTTTTTCATGCCACCAAAGAGGTTTAATGAACCACCCCAGTCATTGCCATGATAGACATATACATCATCAAATGCATTAGGATCTGGTGCAATGTCACCTGTACGATCTAGGTGCACTGGACCAACATACTCATGACTCAACTGTTCAGCATAGATCGCAGCCTGAGCTGCACGATGCGAGTGCATGTTGGACGAGATGTGGGTGAATGGGGATGTAATAAGGATGCTCATATTACTTACTATATATCAAGTGTGGCATAATGTACATCATTTTTTGGCCAGTCACGATAACTATCTACGCGATCGTAGATGGCAGGATCATTAAGTACTGGTTCCTTACCGACGTTCCAGAACAGGATGTTGCGACCGGTATTTTTAGGAATGTACTTCCACACCTTACCATCATATGTATCGATGCAAGGGAATGGTGGTAGATTCTCGGACTTCTCACTCTGTTGGAATGCCAGAGGTTCAGAGATAACATCAGCACGACCAAGTTCACCAGCTTTCAGGTTACGTGACACAGCAACCGAATGGAACTTGGCATTCGGCCATGCAATCTGCATTGCTCTTGAAAGAACACCAGTTGAGATGGCTACGTAGACTTCATCAGGTGCTTCGATCTTAGATGCAGCCTTGACAATACCAGCAGTCACAAGTTCATGTTTCAAACCAAGTGGCACAAAGAATGCGTCTTCGTTTTGGTCTGCCCAATCTTTGGCAATTTTATTCAGAGGCGGCATTGCAGCAATACGATGGAACGATGCCTCAGCTCCTTGCTCAATGCAACATGCCTGGTGATGTGAGATGCGTTGAGCAGAAGGCATGAACAGCTTAACTTTCTTATCATAACGTTTGGCAACATCAAGAATAGAAACACCAGCAAGACCTGTACGTGGTTGCACATACACAATGGTCGACTGGTTGATCTTTGACATCAGGCAATCACCACCACGAACCTTGGTTCCTGTGATAAGATCGTCACGGACACAACGAACACCATCATGCACGGTTACAACCGGATCTGGGTACGGATCAATCCATGTTGCTGCAAGTTCTAGATAATAGTCTTTGGCTTCTTGCCAAGATCTGTATCCAACATCTTGGTTATAACCATCAATTACGTGTTTATTATGACTCATAGCGCTTTCACCATCTCTTTATATTGCTGGACAGAAATGCCTGCCTGCTTTAGTATATAGTCGTCTGATGGATGTGAAGTCATACCATTAAATGTTTTAACCAAACCCAATTCTAGCATTGCTTTTTGTCTTCCATATGGATGAATAAAGTTACTAGAATTAAAAAGTTTATCATAATCTAAATGGTTATAATCGCTTCCTGGCTTAACATAATTTTCTAAGTATCGAATAAAGTCGCAACAAACATCTTCTGCATTGTAGGGATAGGCACCAGTGTCGGCATAGATCTTCTCCATCACCTTGTCTAGGAATAGTTCCTGCTTTATTTTATCTGTGTTGTTTGCCAGATAAGAGATACATTCGACTGCATTCGTACCATAGTAGAATGGACTATCAAGGTTGCAGTACTGAGGATACCAGTCAGCAATATCAGCCACTACTGCTGCATATTGGAACTTGTATTGGCGAAGACCGTTGGCAACATTCCATGCCATCATCCAGTCACCGATCTCACGAAGATCTCGCTTGGCATTACTACCCTGAAGCCATTCGGCAAGATCTCTAGCCAGACGTGGAGCAAACTCAGACAGGTAGTAATCACCACCTTTCTTGTAGTTCATTCCGGCCGGAACTTTAGGGAATGCTGGAAACTGATAACCAACTGACGTATAAAACGGATACGGGTAATGATTCAATTGACGAACCATGTCTTCAATTGAATCACACTTGTATAAATGTGGAAGAAGTGTATTATGATAACCAGATGGCTTCTTGGAGTAGTTAATACCTGAACCGGTCACACGATGAAGGATAAAGACATACAACCATTCAGGCAGGTTGAAGTCTGCGTGCTTGCCCGTCCAGTCGCGGGCGATGTACCCACGCTCCCGTGTGTGGAAACCTTGTTCCATCTTATGGAAGTATGGATGATCCGGAGTCCATCCGTAAAAGACGTCATTGACAATCTGAGAAAAGCCAGCAAACTTACGCTCAACGACATCATAGAGTTCTACGTTCTCCATAAGGTCATCGCCCATCTGGCTTTCAGCATAGGCAATAGTCCCCAGGTTACACTTGGCTTGCTGATCTTTAGCCAGTTTAAAATACCGAAGATATTCATCATAATATTGTGTAGTTTCCACTATTCTTCCTCATGACACATACACAAAATGCCGGCTTCATGGAACATCTGTTTAGTAAGCTCAACCGACTCTCTCCAAAAGTCAGGAATGTCATTAGGATATTCCATGACTACTTTATTGATGCCAACCTGAATAATACCCTTTGCACACTCGGAACAGACAGGAAGACCGGTGACATAAAGAGTCGAGCCATTAAGTGACACGCCAGAGTTACATGCATTATAGATGCAGTTCATTTCACCGTGCACTACATACTTATACTTCTCTTCCCGATTGTTGTACCGGTCATCTGTATCCTTAACACCGCGTGGGAAGCCATTGTAACCTTGGCTTAGGATCTGTCCTTTATCGCCAACAACGATAGCTCCAATCTGTCTAGACGGATCCTTAGACCATGTTGCAACTTCCTTGGCAATATTAAGATAACGGCGTGTCCACTTGTTCATTACTTTACCTTATCAAAATGACGCGCATACACGTGAAGATTGCCGACATGCCATATGATCTTTGGTTGCTTTTTAAGGCCTAGATCTTCTGTCAAACAATCAGCAACATACTTCTGCCATGCATAGTCATTACGATAGCCGAAGACAACATCATTTGAACGCATCTGAACGATTGCAATCAGTTGCTCGTCACGGATCATGTACTGTACAGCATTGGTGCACATGAAGTCTGACATGCCATCTTCATTGTAATCTTCCCACATAGAAGGACGAGTATAGATCATGACTGCTCGACGGCTATTTGGAAAGTCCATGAGCTCGTGTAGAACATGTTCATACTGACAGTAGTTTTTTGGATGCCAGATTGCCCAACCGTAGTTTGAGTTGATCTTGCCTCGCTTCGAGGCAACCTGCTGCCAGATAGCTGGAGTCTTGCCAGGAATATCTTCGACATACAGTGACATCGACTTGTACCACTTAAGCTCGCGCTCAACATACTCTTCATTGACTTCACCGAAGATCATTGGTTCATCAGCTTCGAATGTGGCGCCAAGCATCTCAATGGTCTTGACACCGGTCTTGTCAGTGACAAAGTTCTCGGCGGCAAGTTCATTGATGAAGTGTTGACGAATATCAGATACCTTAAGCATCACTTGTCCTTTTCACTTTATATAAGTTTGCAGGCCGTCTACCGCCTCTAGAATACTTTGGCGACTTAGCACCACCAACTAATTCTATTCTGATGCCGGCTTCCTCTAGAAGTTGTCTTTGAAAGATATCACTGCAGTGCCAAAATATATCATGGTCATGATCTTTGGCAGTGGTTTCTAAATTTAGATCATGAACAATATTACCAGACGTATACACATATCCATCTGGCTTTGATCTTATATAGTTCATGATCATATCTTTGAAGACAGACATTACTTGCCTTTCTTAGGACGATTGAGATAGTCACGGTTAGGATCCTGACCTTCCATCTTGCCACGGATGTACGAGACAGCAAAACTGGCATAGTTGATCAGATCTTTGTAGGTATCTTCAAGAGACTCAAAGTTGGCAGTTTCGCCAGACTCAAGGAGAGACTGAGCACGAAGCATTTTGCCATGCATTGTATCATGGATAGAGTCTACGCCACGACGATAGTGCATTGCCTGCACTACGTTCGAGTTAGGATTCTGATAGTCCTGAGACTTCTTGAGCTGAAGCTCGATGCACTCTTGCAGGACTTTTACTGATTCGCGTTCATTGGTCATACTTTTCCACCTTATAAAATTTGCCTTCATATTGTGAGGGCATTAATGAATCCAACACATCTTGAGCATTAAGTACATTGATAAGTTCAAACCGAACAATATCATTTTCCTGCAGCGGCCGATCTTCTGGCCGATACATTCGATAGAAACAATAATGGGTCAAGAGGCCTCGATCAACACCTTCTTGCACCCATGGGTGAGTTTTCATCTTCTGCTCGGAGATGTTATAATACAGGTTTTGATCGATGCACTTGAAGTCGATAAAAGCTGAGTCGATTCGAATGTCATAGACACACGCACCGTTCTTTGTAAGATGTTCAGGTAGTGGGCCAAGAACAATGTTCTTTTCAATAAGCCACTCTTCGAGTACCAAACAGTCAACATCTTTAGTGAACTTAAAGTCATTTCGTTTGCCTTGTTTTAGGCGACTCTTCATAGCTTCACGAAGTTGTAGGAATGCTTTATCAATAACCAAACCAGGTTCGGTTACGGAAAAGACGGTTTTGATTTTTTCTAGTAGTTCAGTCATAATTTAAATCTACCACAGTTTTCATTATATGTACACAGTTATTTTTTCCACACCAAAGGCTTTAGATGGACCATAAATGACGTTTCGGCAAGAATCGATTCTTGACGCGTATTAATGTTTAACAATTCAGCATCAATATAATACACGTCAAATTCCGTATCTAGATCGATACCAGCAGCAATGAATTTTTTTCCGGTGCTTTCTGTTTTCCATGCAGGATTATTAAGAGACCGTTTGTGATTTGCCAAACGTTTTTGGATTGCATCAATAGTTTCACCAATATATATTGGATGCATAGGATCAGTCGATACTGACTGTCCCTTTGGATAAAAGAAATATACACCTTTTATCCGCCGATCAATATTAAATGCAACCGATGTTGTACTGCGCGTTGGATGCGGAGGATCGGAGCGTTTCATAGTTGTCACATACTTCACATGATAAAAGTACCGATCAAAAAAATCTTTGGCAGCAATTTGTACAGACATGATATAAAAGCCTTTCAGGTTGGTATAGATCACCCTATACCAACCTGAATTAAATGTACACAGTTATTTTAGTTTTGATAGCAAACCGTGATTGCCTTCATGGCTTGGTGGTGTCCAGCCTTCAGGCTTGATAAGATCAGGAAGGCCAAGAGGATTCGGCCGTGATGGCTTGATACCGACTTCCTTGTTCATGTTAGCCTCATGTACAGCATCCCATGCACGATGCGAATTGACCTCGAATGCATCTAGAGTGCCGATGGCAACCACACAAAGATCGATCAATGCATCTACAATCTCCTCTGGGTTGTTCATATTGTCCTTCAGTTCCTGTAGTTCCTCTTCAAGGAAATTGACACGGAACTGCAGGAACTGGCGCAGCTTTTCAACATCAAACTCACGAACCTTTTCATTCACACCATACCTGATATGCATATCCTCAATATCATATACCCAATTCATAGTCATTATATTCTCCTTGTTATATTCTTACCCTATCACATGTGGGCATTAATGTACATCAATTATGCAACGCAGTCATCAGAACAGATGCCTCGTCACTAAGCAATGGTACTGAACTCATCCGTTTATTTTTTAATTTCTTGACAAGTTTCTTAGCCTGTTCAAGATGATATCGGTTAGCACGAGATGTATGTGCAATACCATTCAGGTGATCTAGCTCATGTAGGAATACACGAGCAGTCATACCGGTGAATGTCTTGGTAGAAGTCTCGCCATCTGGTGTAGTGAATCGGACCTTGATGCTCTTTGGTCTCTTGATCTTGACAAAGAGATTAGGATACGATAGACATCCTTCTTCAAGCATAACCGTCTCGGTTGACATTTCTACAACACGAGGATTGAAAACGCCGATGATCTCTTCTGCCCTCATTACAAATGCACGTGTACGTACACCGATCTGATTGGCAGCCAAACCCATTCCATCATTCTCTCGCATGGTCTCTGCAAGATTGATATAGAGTTCAATAGGATCCATAATCGGATTCTGGAAGTCGAACGCCGGCATCTCTTCCTTGAGGATCGGATGATCCTTGTCTAGGATAGGTACGATCATGACATTGCCAATTGGATCTTGGCAACAACATCTTCAAATGTGTCAAAGTTATTTGGAGACAACCAGATCGCCTTTGTGCTTTCGACCCCTTCATTGAGTATAATATGTACCTTTGTTACACGGACAATATGATTTACATTAATATAATGTTCAATATAGTCACGGTCTCTTACCCAAATAAATCTTGTCATGCTGCAATCCTACTAAAAACTTGGTTTCTATAAATACACTATATTATACGGAGCATATAATGTACACTGTTTATTTTACATACTATATCTATAATAGAGTAACTAATCAACATTATTATGGAGCCCGTTGGAAAACAGGTTGCCATCCTGATGACTTGTGGAATACGTATTTTACATCATCAAAAAAAGTAAAACAACTTATTAAGGAATATGGTAAAGATTCTTTTGATA